TTGCTCTGCCCTCCCTATATTGGAAATTACCGTATTATCATAACAAATTTTCATTGTGTGGTCAAGAAAAAATAATGAGGTTGAGGAGAGGAATTGGATTTCCTCTTTATAGTGTTTTTTGAAACAAAAAGAAGCACCCCTAATGGAGTGCTTCTTCGTGGTGCAGGGTAATGAACCAAAAGCGAACCCTATACTATTCTTTCAACAGCATCGGGCTTTTGGGGTTATAGTAAAGATACCTTAATTTTTCTGTATACTCAAATGATGGCAAATTGCACATATAACAGGGCAACTATTTGGTATAACGATGCACTCCTTTGAGTTGTTGGAGATTTGACATTTTGCTATAATATAATTGTAATCGACAAACGATGGAGGGCGAAAAATTGCAGGAAGTTATTTTTTTCTTTGACGACTCTGGTGTGCTCACTAAAAAGGAGCCAAGCGGATATTTTGTCTATGCTGGATATGTGTTTACGAGTCGCGACACGCTTAATAGTGCAAGGCGAAAATATATACACGCCAATAAAGCACTCAAAAAAGCGCTTGGGCGCAAAGACGAGCTAAAAGCAGCGAACCTTGCTACCACACACAAGAGAGCTCTATTTAATGCAGTCAGGGAGTATGAGTCCGTTTCCGTAACGGTTGATATCTCCCAAGTTTATAATCACATACTTGCAGATAAAAAATCCATATGTCGTTACAAGGATTATGCATTAAAACGCTGTATAAAGAATAAACTAAAAGCACTAATTGCGGACGGAACCATCTCAAAGGCGGAAGAAATAGAATTACATGTCTATATAGATGAACAGTTGACCGCGACCAATGGATATTATGATTTAAGAGACTCTATCAAAGAAGAGCTACAGTATGGAATAATAAATTTTGACTATGGCGTTAAGCACCAAAATCTATTTGACGGTAATGTAGAAGTAGTCATCGAATACTGTGACTCAAGCAAAAACTACATGATCCAGGCAAGTGATATTTTATCTAATAGAATATGGAGCTCTTATAGGACAAAAAATCGAAATTTGCGATTGATTGATAATCATATAGCCTTGACATTGCCTTAAAAAAGCTGTACAATATAGCTACAGCCAGTAATGGACTGTACACGCTTGGTTACTGATACTTTGTATTAAGCGTACTTTTAAGTACGCCAGTCAAGTGGGAAGAGCAGCTGATTTTCAGCTGCTCTTTTTTGCGTAAAAAATACTACTCATCAGCCACCGTATCATACTGCTCAATCGCGGCAAGGATTCTCCCACGCAGCGCCTGCGCACTGGCGTGCTCGGTGTTGTACTTGTCTTTCAGTTCTTCCAGTTCGGCCAGCAGCTTATCATAGTCCGTCTTTTCTTCTTCGGCCTTATAGGCTACGCCGAACCAGTCACACACGCCTTTGCAGAGCGCTTCGGCGATCTCCTTTTTGTTTTCCACCAACCATTGGGCATCGGCTCCGTTATCGTGGAAAGCGAGCTCCGGGTAAACGGAAAGCATCGGAGTTCTGCCGATCTCCACGAACTCGTCCCGCTGGTATACGCCCCTCTTGGTCTTGCGGGGGTAAATCTCCATCAGGCGGTTATAGGTCATGGTGCAGGCCCTATCGCTGGCCCCTCCGGCTTTGCCATAGCGAAGAACGGTAGGCCCCTGTGCTGTGCCCTCTTTCAGTGTGGCGGTGCTGGCGTTCGTATGGATGGGCATGTAATAATCAGCACCCCATGCTATGCCCTCGTCTACACGCTGGTAGATGTTAATGGATGGGTCTGCTATCTTTACCTCGAATCCGCACCGGGTGAGAGCCTCGGCGCAATAAGCGCCGATCTCTACACACACATCATGCTCGTACACGCCGGGATAGCCATAATAAGGCCCATGGGGATTGGGTCTGCGTTCGGGAGAGAGATAAATCTTACTCACCGGTCACGACCTCCTCATGCTGGTAGACCTCCACAGGTTTCTTAATCATGCCGGTGGTCGCTGCGTCATATGTACCATTGGCAGCAAGGGCTACAATAACAGCGTTCAGCAGGCACAGCACCACGCCCTGTACCGTCAGAGCAGAGCCGTTAAAGGCTTCGGCACCGATGAGGAGAGCCACAGAGATGATATAGGCCAACAGCTGGGTGTTGATGTTTTTAAGAGGGGTCTGCTTGAGGAACTGCGTGATGATGGTGACCATCATCACAGCGCCAGCATAGGTACCAAGGGTCTGCCAAGTTACAAATTCGTTCATAGTATGTCCTCCTTAAAGGAATTTGAGTTCGCCACGAATACAGCGGTCGTGGACGCTCTTAATGTTGCGGATCGCTGCATCCGCTTTGGAATTGATGTAAACATCCTCATGCTCTACACAGTACTCGGTGTAGTTGTCGATATCCTCCAGCACATTGTTAAAGGATTCCTCGCTGTGGTTCGCCCCACGGCGCAGCTCGTCCGAAAAGCGCAGGATGCGGATGCGGCACATATCTGTCCGGTAGCGTTCGTCAGAATCAATATGCTGTTGCAGCTTATTGTCCAGGGCTGACATACCGGAGATAATCTGATCCTGCTTGTCCTGCTTGCGGTCAATACGATGCAGCAGCCAGCTAATGACGGTAGCCAATGCGCCGGAGCCGAGGAGGGCCAGTGCAATTTCCATGGGTTATGCCTCCTCAAAATACTGGCCTATAAGCTCATGCGGCAGGTAATACAGCACGATGGTGCCGGTCTCATTCAAACGCTTGCAGAGGTAGGTTTTGCTGTCCTCCGGGTCAAGGTAGTACTTGCCGTACTCGTATTCCATGCCCCTCGATGCCTGGATGGGGTCATCAATCGTTCCGGGAGAACTAATGTTGACTACCACCCACAGAGCAGGAACAGCCGGGGGTTCCCAGTCTGCTTGTGAGGTGTGCGCCTGCAAGCACTTGTATACCTTGCCATCGTGTCGTCTGCGGTCACCCACCGCATACTTGGTGCCAGTTTCCCATGGTAGGAACAGCATGGGGTTCTTTGCTGCATCAGCGTCCGCCAAAGCAACGGTCACGCTGTCAATGCTCGTCCGGATTTCCTGCGCCTGCTCTAAGATGTCATTCCGCATTGGCTGTTTCCTCCTTTTCTTCGGTTTCTACGCCGAGGGTTTGCAGAGCTGCTTTTAGCTGTCCCAACTCTGCTTCCTGCTTTGCTTTTACTTCTTTGGCTTTTTCGGTATAATAGCCCATTAGTTCACCCCCATAATATTAAGAGCATTAAGTGTATCAAGGATATAACTTTCGCCAGAAAGTGTTTTCCACTGATTTGTAGTTGTATCGTAAATATAAGCATTTGTGAGTTGGGCGATGTTGTTTGAATCTCCGATGTAAGCGTTTCGTAAGTAGGCTTCAAATTCGGATTTTTGACCTTTTACGACTGCGAATGGATTGTCAAAACCAAAGTCTGCTTGTAGGAATAAATGATTTTGTTGCAAAACAGTCGATTGTGTAAATGTTTCTACTGAAGAAACTTCAGAACCACCAAGAAGATAAAATTTATCACCAACAAATCCACAGCAAGCTGATACTCTACTTGCGTGCAATTCAGACTCAAGCACGTCAACGGCCAAGTTATCTAAATTTACACGAATTATCTTTTTTTGATACTGAGTAGAATCTATATTTCCAAAGATATATGCATAGCTACCGATTCTACAGCACCTATTTGCATGGTTCACCATATAAGGTAGTACATTGTTATTCTGAGTATATTCTTGTGTATCAACATCAAATGTCTGTATAGACTTCCGTGGGTCAAACGAGACTCTTGTTGTGCCGCCAAATACATAAACTTTGCTTCCTACTGCAACACAAGCTGCATTATATGTTCCTTGAGCTTGTACTGGCATATTTCCATGATAAGTAAATTTTTCTGTTGTTACATCGAAAACTGATACAGTAGCAAAGTTTACACTTCCAACAAATGAGCCAACAAGAAATATTTTATTGCCACTAACACAGCCACTTGAAAAATAGTATACTTGTGAACCGGGAAAGGGGTAAGAAACATTTCTTAGTGTAGTTTTTTCTCCTGTTTCCAAATCAAACTTATCTACATACTCAGAATTCGGTCCAACGGTATGATTAAAAGTATACATGTATTTGCCAACAGTAAATGCGAGTACGTAATATTGGTAAACCAGGTCTGAATAAAAAGTCGTTCTTTCTCCTGTTGTTACATCATATCTATATATATCATTTTGCTGACTACCTGTATATGGACAAACAGAATAAATATAATTACCGTATGAACACATTTGCGGGTAGTCATTTCTAAGCTGAGAAAAACCAACTGTCCAATTCTTTGTCTCAGCGTATTCATTTCCGTAATTCAAAACAGGACTACATTTCACGAAGTCTGGCTTACTCGCCAAAGGCACCCACAGTTTGCTTGTGTCTGTTGGAGGTGTGGATCCAAAGTCAATGTTCAAATCAGCTCCACCGCCACCCAATGTAATGGGATTTCCTAAAATACTCATATTCACCCTTTCCGGGGTGAGTATTTAGTTCACCCCTAATATATTTAGTGCGTTCTGCATATCTGCTACATAGCTTTCACCCGAAAGGGACTTCCATTTGAGGTCTTTGCTGTCGTAGCGGTATGCGTTTGTTAATTGTGCGATATTGTTACTGTCACCGAGGTAGGCGTTGATGACTTTTACCTTGAGGTCGGTGTCTTTGGATTTGAGAGCAGACCAGAGGCTGTCTGTTCCGAAGTCCTCTTGTAGGAACAAATGATTTTCAGTAAGAGGGGAACTTACATTAAAAACATCATAATAAGATGGTAATGTAGTTGTTGTGGGCGGATAACCACTTCCTGATGTTGCATTATTGGGGGCACACAAGTAATATTTATTGTCAGACTCTTTATAATTAACAATAAACATACTTCTCTGGGGCAGAGTAATGTCGAGTTCGCTAAATTGATATGATTCTGTGTCAAATTTGTATATCTTATCAATTTGGGGAATTGGCGTAGAATTATTAAAATAGCCGGTTGCCCCGCCAAAACAGTAAATGTATTTATTTGTAGATATTAGCGTCATGCCGGCGACGGTTTGAGGATAACTTGCAACAACAGAAATAGTGTCAGTCAATGTGTCATACTTATACACTTGATTAAAAGCGTTTGCTTGCTTCGCACCGCCCATAATAAAAATATTTGCTCCGACTACGCATGCAGAATAGTATCGACCTTGGTTGCTTAAAACAGCTGAAGATACACTTGATGTTTTCGTTTCAAGGTCAAATATTTTTATTTGATTAGAGACATTAGCATAACTTTGCCTTATCCCTCCGAAAAAATATAGCTTTCCATTACAATGAACCATTTCCATATACATGATTGAATTTTCAACTTCGCTGTCATATGGAATTTGTCCAAGTAATGTTGCAAGTTTTGTATCGAGGTCGATTTCAAATACACAACGATATCTATTTGTACTATCTACTGATAATTGAGAAGCAGCGAGATATACTTTTCGCCCAACTTGGCAGCAGACACTGCCCGAGCTTGGATTACTCATATTCGTAATAAGAGAATTCGTTTTAACTGCGTCAATTGCCTTTGTTTTTATATTAAAACGAGCAAGGTTTTGTGTAGCAACCCACCAATAAATATAGTCGCCATCTAAAAATCCATGTCCCCAAGAGCCGGGAATGCTGCTATAAGATGTGCCTGAATCAAATTGAACAAAATCCGAAAAATACTCGTTTCCGAATGCCAATAATGGGCTGCACTCCACCTCGTCCGGCTTCCCCGAGAGCGGTACCCATAGTTTACTGGTGTCGCTCGGCGGGGTAGAACCGTAATCAATGTTGAGTTTTACCCCCCCCCCCGTTGGTAATAATTGGATTACCGTAAATTACGCTCATGCAGATACCTCCGTGATGGTCACCTGTACCGAAAGGTCAGCATTGGGTTTCTCGCCCAGTGCTTTTGCGGTAAGGGTGCCATTGTTGTTTTCAATCCAGATAGCGCTGGTGCCGCTATCGATAAGCACGCCGAGGGCTGTTGCGTCCATTTGGATGTCTACTTTGCTGTTGACGGTGATGCCGGTTATGGTGACTGTTTGGGTATAGGGGCCGCTGCCTGTCCAGGATGCCGTGGGGAGGGAGAGGGTCGCGGTTTTCGGCGCAGCGCCTTTCACCTTTGTGTTGAGGGCCGCAAGTGCTTCATTCGGAGTGCCGGTGTCCGGCTGGATCCCGATTGCCTCGCAAGTCTCATCGGATAAAAGGTTTGCTTTATTAAGCGGCGTACCCTCCACAGTTGGGCTGTCCTGGCGTACCATGTCATAGACATTGGTTTGACCACTCACCGGCGTGAGTTTGACTCTGCCCGGAAAGAGCGCAAGTCTGTCCTGCATTTAATCGCTCCTTTCATCGTTCCCCGGAGAACAGCTCCCCGGAGAAGAACCAAGATTTTTCGATATTTCTTACCAAATCATAAACATCAAGCAAAATCTGCTCAATGTCGTTTGCCTTTGAATAGTCCAGCGGCATTGCAGGGACCTGCGGCGTTGTCCCGGGAACCGGGATCGCCGCACGAATCGCCGCAATGTCAGCAAGGTACTGTTCAATGCCCTGCTTTGTTGGGATATCGCTTTCCGTCCAGTCCGTTTTACCACCCACGCTAACGGAGTAACCATATTCCCGCAGTTCGGCAGCTACCTGTAAAACAGCCGCCCCCACCCTGTTAAGGTCCGTGTAGTTGTAGGACCCTTTGTTAGACGACAGAAGTGCGATATCCGAAGCTGTGCCGCTCCCCCCTTCTATCCGGGAGAGAGCGGCACTTACTGCATCAACACCTGCTTTTGTTCTATCCGTTATCAACTCAAGGGATCCATAATTCAGGGTAAAGCTGTAGGTAGCGCTCGTCCCAGCCGAGTTTATCGCAGTGAGAGATACTGCGTATTTTTCATCCGCAGCCCTCTCAACGATGGCCCGCCAATACTCCCCCATCAGTGTCCATGTGTATTCCGTTCCGTTTACTGTCCCGGTCACATAGACAATGGATGTGGGGAGCGATACGCTTATTCCCCGCGTCATAGCATCACCCCTTATTCGATGGTAACGGAGATAACCATGGTTGCGCCAGTATCAACAGGGTTAGGCGTGATGGTCGCGGACTTGATCTTCGGGACGGAGGTATCAAGGGTAACATTCCGCGTCACGGCGCTTTCCTTGCCCGCTGCATCCTTGGCCTTAACGATAATGGTGTTGCTGCCCTCCGCAAGCGCTATAGTCTTGGAGAACGAACCATTTGCACCAACGGTGACCGCGCCCTGATCTTCCCCGTTCAGCGAGATTGTAATAGTAACAGGAGAGCTGGTTGCATCGTTTGTGGTACCGGCCACCGTTACGCTGCTGGTCGCTGTGACAAGACCTTCCGCAGGGGATGTCACATTCAGGGTCGGAGGAACGGTATCAATGGTATAGGATGTGGACTTCTGAGTCGCAGCGTTACCGTCGTTATCCTTACAATCGATGGTGACGGTATGCGCACCATCCGCAAGCGCCGCAGCCGGTGTATAGGTAACGCTGTACCCGTTTGTGATGGCTGTGCTGGTGAGTGTAGCAGCGTCAACCGCTTTACCATCCAGCTTAACCACAAGGGAGGAAATATTAACACCAGATCCACCTGCTTCGTCTACAACGGTAAATACCACAGGCTGCTTGCTGTTTGTGACATAAGCGCCGTTTGTGGGCGATACGATAGTGATCACCGGTGCAACAGTTTCCTTAACAACCAGTTTCAGGCCATCAATGGTAGTGGCATCTGCGCTGCCGCTGGTCCCGGCTTCGTTTGTGGCGGCCACAGATACATTGTAGTAGCCGCCTGCTTGGTTATAAGATGTCTTGCCAGGCGCTGTGATCGTGGCTTCCCACTTCCCTGTGCTGCTATTTAGCGCAAGGTCATAGGTTTGGCCGTTAATCGTCGCCTTGACCGTTTTAATTGCCATTTATGCCTCCCCGGCGAATATATCGCCGCAATAATAATAGTATGGCTCTGCTTCCATCGTAAGTGGCTCGTACTCTTCTCCGGAGAAAGCATCACCGCTAAAAAAGAAAGACGGCCGAAGAAGGATCGTCTCTTCCTCTACCGTTACTATGATTTTTACCTTTTGGTTTATGTCGGCCGGGTTCGGGCTCAACAAAGCCGCTGCTATCTTCGGGACGAGAACGGGTTGATACATTCGTCATACCTCCCCGCATCTCAAATCACCGCTAAAGTAATAGTACGGCTCTATCCGCCAGGCTCCTGTCACTTCCGACTTGTATACAACGGTGTTGGAAAGCTTAATCTCCATCTTGTGGAGGTTGCCTGTCGTCAACAGCTGCCACGGGGTGTAAATGCTGACACAGTCGCCGAGCTTTTCACCGCCGTACACGACGGTTGCAACATTGGTATCCCGGAGGGAGTAATACTTATAGACCCTATCCGCAACAGCTTCCCCGTTATCCGTAGATACGAGCGTAGCACCAGCGACCTCTTTTACATTCTCACGGTCGGACGCGGTAACATTCGGGTTATCAACGATATACTCTGTTACAGTGTCATTGTATTTTTTCCCATCCACAATAACCGTCCCGTTTGTTGCCTCCACATACTCGTGCGCCGCGACCTTTACGCGGGTAACGACTGCCGAAGTGGTGACGGAAGCGCCGATGAATGTCCGGCCCCTTGGTATCAAGGTCGGTTTTGTTGGCTGACTGAATACCCGGATTTTATTGCTTCCATCCGTCGCCAGGCATACGCCCCACGCAAAAATAACCTGCTGGATGGCGCTGCGCCGTGTTCCCTCCAAAAGAAGCCCCCGGAGGGTGGTATCTTCCACATCGTCAGCGAACTCGACCGAGAACGGCTTTGCAAACTCCGTCAGGAGGGCCTTTGCGCTCGTTCCATCGAGATAAGCCGCACCGGCGAATGGAGTGTAATCCAAGACACCAAGAGCATCCTGGCATTCAATCGTGTATACGCGCTTGGAGGACCGAGAGGAATTGTTGATGTAGTAAACACCGATCAGATTATCGTCGTTGTATACCTCTACCGGCTGCTTTAGCTGGAAAAGGTAATCAACAGGCTTGATGCTGTCCAGCGTCCAGTTGAATGTAGAAATCGGAAGTTCAATAGCGCTTTCATTCATTTGGTTTACCAGGGAAGCGCTGCGGATCTCATTCATGCCGAACTTGCGGATAACACCAAGGATAACCATATTCAGCTTGGCCCTACGATGCGGCACAACCGTTTTATTCAGCGTGATAACAACCTTATCATAGCTTTCCACACGCTGCTCACAGAAGAAGTTTACCGCGTCTGGCGCGAATGTACGGCTAATGCGGAGAACAGACCCCTGCCACCATTGAATGGAGACGGAGGAACAATATTCCCCGGTTGCCTCATCGAACACGAACCCAAGGCCCATGCTGGAATACTGCTCCGTGAAAGATATCGTTACCGTCGGCGGATTGGCAAAGGAGCCATCATCCCCAGACAGCTCGGTAGACCAAAAGCCCACCTTATCATCCGCATAATATTCATCAAAGGTGCCATCGAGCAGCCACCGGCTGCGTTCCAAGGAGATGATCTTCCCAGTGTCCGAGCCAAACGGAAGTTTGCTCGGTGTACCGGTGCCCCCGGTGACGGTAACGGTCGCGTTCTCCGCCGCGCCGGGGGCAATATCCCGGTAAATTACTGTCGTTTTGGCCATTGGCTCACCGCCTTATCTGAGCATCGATAGGAATAAAGTTTACCTCTATCGCGCCCCAATAGTTAGTGCCATTTTCGGCCTTATCAATGCTCTGCTCTGCCGAGGTGTAATAGGCTTCATAAGAGATCGTGGTCTGTCCATCTGCCGCTTCCAGCTGCACGCTATCGTCAATGCTGTGCTGGAAAAGGTAATTCCAAAAGTCATCAAGCCCCTTTTGGTTGTTTCCTCTGCGAAAAACGGTAACCTTGTGCCCAAGGTAGGAACCAATTACATCCCGGACCATCCGGCCGGTCATTACTCGGCCTGCGTTTTCCCCGTCCAGCACATTGAAATAGCGGGTATACTTCGAGATCGCAACATCTGCGTCAAATGTAATGCCATTGATTTTGATGTAACTCATATCACACCCCCGCCAGATTAACGCCGATCCGGTTTCCCTCGGCCTTGTTCAACTTATAAATGACCTTGCCAAGCACTTCCTTGTCGAGAACCAGCACCGCCTCGCTGCCGCCGGAGTAACCGCCATCGGCAAGCGCCTGCCGGAAAGCCTGTACCATTGTGGCCAACGGAGTCTCGATATTTGTGCCGGATTTCTGATCGCCCAGCACCGCCAAGAACTCACGATTAGGAGGAATAACTGCACCAGTAGCAAGCCGGGGCAGCTTTACCTCCGAGACAGGGGAAATGTTGATGCCGAAAGACTTACCACCAATAATAGGCACCCAATCCGGGATCTCAAAGTGAATAGTATTCAGCTTGGAGATCATCCAGTTAATACCCTTAATGATAAGGTTAATGGAGCTTTCAACAATCATAATGATGGAATTCCAAATACCTTTGAATATCTTCTTGACTCCCTCCCATGCCTGTTCCCAGTCCCCGGTGAATACCCCGGTAATAAACTCAATGATACCGCCGAGGATGTTTTCTTTGAGGTTTACAGCGAACTCCTCAAGATTTCCGGTAAGGGCAAGCACAGCGCCGATAACGGTCACAATTCCCGCCACAACAAGCGGAATGACGCTGCCGGTCAGGAAGAAGAACCCCAGGCCGGTCATTACAACACCGGCAAGGGCGGAAAGCCCATTTTGCAAGTTCAGGCCGTTTGTTGCAATATCATTAAAGGCAGTTATAAGCATTGTCCCGCCGGAAATGATAAGGCCAATCCCAGCCCCCAGCTTTCCAAAGGCCAGCGTTAACCCACCAACCAGCGCTGCGGCTCCAGCGAGCATCTCGAAGAAGTTCGACCAGTTGATACCGTTTTCCAGCGCATCGGAAACACTGTCCCAAATGAGAATCAAACCACCAGCGGCAATGGCGATGCCGCCGAGCTTTTGCAGAACAGTGCCAAGAATTCCAGTAAAACCAGTAGACAGTTTCCAAGCCAGAAGCCCAGCGCCAATAAGCAATACTGCTTTAGCAATCCGATCAAACCTATCATCGAGAGCATCAAAGATGGAGAAATCCGGGTCAATGGAAATGCCACCACCGGAGGATCCACTGCCGGAAAGCTGATTGATTTCATCGAACGCAGCAAGGGATTTCCCCGCCTTTTTGGCCGCGCTTCCAGCGCCCTTAATCGCCGCCGTTTCATCGTTCAGGGCCTTGGCCGAATCAGCGGATGCCTTTGCAGTTGTGCCAAACAGGCCGGAAACGAGTCGTGCCAGCGCCGCGACTACCTGCGCAATAACACGCACAAGAGTTACAAAGGCCGGTATAAGCACATTCAGGAGGGGCTGTGCAAGGGTAAGGAGCGCCGCCTTGAGTTGTGCAAAGGATGCCTGCGCATCTGAATTGGTTTTAATGACATTGCTAAGCCAATCCCTTATCTGGCGGAGAGCGGAAGCAATGACCGTGAAAACAAACGCCCGTTTGATAAGCATATTGACTCGTTTGCCGAACTTCTCGGTTGCGGTAGACGCATCCTCGAATACCTTGGGGATATTCTCCTTTGCAGCAAGCTGCTTTTGCAGCTCCCCGGCCCGGTCTTTTGCTTCTTCAAGAGCAGCCGTTTCTTCTTCCACCCTGTCAGTGATATCCTTATACTGTTTTTGAAGTTTGTCAGCTTCCTTGTTTTGGCTTTCAAGAAGCGCCTCCTGCTGTTTCAGCTCGGCAGCAATCTGGGATTGGTTGGCGTAAGCCTCCATTGTTTCAACGGGAGATACGCTTAACTTACCGCTGGTTATTTCCTTAATTCTTTCAAGTTCACCCTTTAAGCGCTCAACCTCAGCCGTGGTATCTGCGGCGGCGCTGCTGGCGGTCTCGAACTCCTCGGCAAGAGCGTTCTGCTTGCCATTTTTCTCCTCAAGCGACTGCTGCATCTTTTGGATTTTTTTGGTAAGGCGGTTTAATTCGGTTTGCGCCTGTTTATCGTCCAGTTTTGTGTTGATTATGATTTCGCCATCCGGCATTGTATCACCACCTTATACCCATTTACTGATTGCCATTTCATCCGCATCAGTAAATTTCTGCTTTATATCAATCAACCGCCGGTTTTCCCGGTAAAACTCCTGGTCAGCCTTGTCCAGTTTCTTTCCTTTGGATTTAAGGCTCCTTATCCTCACGATTTGGGCGAACATGCAGTCCCCTATTTCGTAGTATGCGGAAATAAAAGTCCAGAAGTGAATATACGGGGCAGAGCGAACCTCACAGCCAACCACCCGGTTTATGGGGGCCACAATGTACTGGAAATCCTGCTCCCAGTCCATCAGCTTCGGCCGCTTTCTGTTCTCCCCCTCGTCCCCGCAGTTGAGGAACCATACCATATAATCTATGGCAGCCTGTAACCCCTCGTCTGGGATGGATGCCATATCCGGGTAGAATATATCCAGCGCCACCATAGTACGCTCCTCCGGCATTAGCTCCGGATCCACCAGGCAGGTCAGAATATCAAGAGCCGGTCTGTAATCAGACCGTATCTCATAAGTCTTACCGCAAATATCAGCGGTTGTCGGGAGTTCATACATCATTTTGTGTACTTGTTCGTGTACTTCTTGGCTTTTTCGGATACAAGATAGCGCTCCCGCTTTACGCCCTCATCAAACTGGTCAAGTACAGCTGTCATGAAGTTCAGCCAAATAGGAGAACCACCGGCCATGGAGTAGAGGTTGATGAAACCGAAAATTGCTTCGCATACCGGCGTACCAAAGAGCTTATCAATAGAAGCCCGCATTTCCTCATCTATTCTCGCCGTAAATTCAAAGGCTTCCTCGTTGCTGGTTTTTTCATTGATGAGCTCCGCCCGCTCCTTTTGCTTCTGCTCCAATTCCTTGAATGTAGCATATGCGCTCCGAGCGAAATTCGCGTCGGTGGGGTTGAAACGAATCGAGGTTTCTCCATTTGCACCTTTTATGGTGTATTCCTTTATGCCAAGGTCAAAGTTCAGCTCCATTATGCCCTCCTAAACCGGAGGGGGCAAAGCCCCCTCTTTTATGCTGCAGTAAATTCAATGGCACCGGAAGAACCTTTCTTTACAGTGCCGAGTGTACGGTTGCCACCATAAGTGATCTCGGTGGAAATAGTCAGGTTGCCGCCGCCATCACCGCCAATGCCGGTAACAGCGATAGCGCAGCCGTCATAACGCTCCGCAAAAGCAGCCTCTCCACTTTCCGCGTAGAAGTGCCCAATCAGCATATCCTGGTTAGACAATGCCTGCGCGTCATGGTCCTTTACGCCCAGGTTCCACATCTTAACCGCGGCAGCGTCGCCAGCATCCAGCGGAATCGGGTCAAAGGGCTGGGTCATGACGGGTTTCTTCATGGTTGTGTAGGTATTCCCGAGGATATCCTGAATAGTTTCAGTACTCCAATCCATTTCCGCGCTGGAATCCTCTACACGCTTACCGATGGCGCTCCAAACCGGGGCCTCCTTGGTGCCTGTGTTGAGGTATGCGATCATAAGCTCGCGCGCGATGGTCTGGCCCTCAGTTGTGTTGAAAGCAATATCAGCCATTTTATATCACCTCGTATGTTAACTTCATAAGGATTTGGTGATCTTCGTCACCGTTATCGTACATTGCAAAAAGAGAAGATCTTGTGGTCGGCTCCAGCGTAATCACCCGTTTTCCGTCACCAATATCCGGGTGTTTCCCAGTCGCCCAGTCCCCCAGTGCATTCAGCAGCTCATCGGCCTGTAGCCGAAGGTCGTTACTGTTGCCGGGGCTGATACGATAGATGATCTTAAACTGGTATTCGGCTTGGTAGCCGCCGAGGATATATTTCTTAACAATGTACGCCGCCTGTATCGTAGACAGCGCCATTGCTGCGGTATCGGCCGGGAGGGCTTCAAACCGGATTAGGTCAACCGGCTTATTCGGGAAAGTGTTTAACCAGGCAAGGAGCTTCCGCGACACCTGGTCCTCCTCCGTCGCCGATACCGTCTTTTTAATCTTTTCCAAACTTTTTCACCGCCTTATCTGCCACACGAGCCCATTTCTCAAGGTTCTGCGCTTTGGATGCTTCAAACCAGTGAGACTGTGCCTGCGGGTGCATCGTTTTGTTGAAAACCAGGTTGCGGTCAGTAACCACCTTTGTGCCACCCTTGGGAGCATAAGTGCTGCCGGTATTGGGGTCAACCATTACCTTTCCGTAGTATAGGAACCTCGCATATGGGCCAGGGTAGATAATTTCGTTTCCAACAACCCTTGTGCGCTGCGTCAGGGATCCAGTAAGAGCAGGGACGAATGAGTCCGTATCTTTCTTCACCTGCAGCGCTACAATGTGTTCCGCCTTTCGGCAGCCTTGCGCCAGCGCAGCCTCAATATCGATCAAGCCATCCGCGTGAACCGTAAATTTCAGCGCCATATTAAGCGCCCCCTACCTGCCAGTGTCGCATATCGGCGCTGCCATAATCCCGGTCGTCCACTTTGGTGACCTTGTAAACCCCGTCATGGGTGGCTTCAAGCTGCTGCACCGTCATGGTCGGTTCTATGACCTCGCCCTTGATGAATATGGTCGTACAGGTATCGTCGTTTACGGAAAGCGTCCACAATCCGGACTTGTCTGTTGCAGCGGAAAACTCCTTTACCCCAGCAAACCGTTTAGAACGGCCGTCATTGCCCACAGCAGGGGCAGAAAAAGGAATATAGAGTTCTACTGCGTCCGCCCCCTCAAGCCCACTCTGGCGCACATTTGCCGCCTTAGACGCTTGCAGCATTACACCACGGATTACCGTGATATAAGCCGTCGTCACATCCTTCATGGTGGTTTGGTCGGTTTCGTGCACAATGTTGTAGACGGTTACAGTGTGGGGAGTGTACATTCGCAGCAGCACCCCCTCCCCCGATACAGCAAACCGGTATGGGCAAGATACTCCGCAGCCGTTTCTGCCAGCAGCTTTTTTACGCCATCAGTAGCAGACAGCGCAGACAGCGCTGCCTCGCCACCTGTGGCAAGGGTGCGGGAGTAGTTCCCCACCGTCTCGCTCTTTACCTCGGAGCCATCCGCCGCGGCAGAAGCAAGGTTCTTTCCGGCCAATGCCTGCGCCGCATCGATGATGGCGAACTTGTCCACAAGGGCACAGCAGGCCATTTTTACAGCGTCAAGGTCGGCGTTCTTCTGCGCCTTGCCCATGGTGTAGTAATCGAGGAAGGAGCTGGCCCGAATGGCCAGCCGCGGAAAATCCTCCTCGCTCACGGTTCCCATATAGGTACCGGAGTAGTATTCATAATCAGCGTAAACCATGCAGGCCGACTCCTTTCAAATTAGGACACGGTGACAGTTGCAGTACCGGTCTTGGTGCTGTCCTGCTTGGACTTGGCGGTGACAGTGATGCTGGAGCTGGTCTCGTTGGATGCAACAGTCAGCACACCATCCTCGGTAATGGAGGACTTAGCGCCGTTCTGGCTCCATTCCACTTCGTCAGAGACGATACCCTCACCGGCTACGGTAGCGGAGAAAGCCTTGCTTGCGCCTTTAGCCAGGGTAGCAGTAGCAGGAGCTACGGTCACAGTGGAAACGGTGCCGCCTTTGCCATAGACGGAGAAGGGGAACGGATTGGTGATATCCTCGTTGAAAGCGTTTACAGGGTTGGCAATCTCCCAGCCGAGACGCATAACAGCGCGCAGGGCCACCATATCGTTCTGCATGAGGTTGTAAACGATTTCCTTGCTGTTGGGATCCTGGATAACGCCCTCGGTGAAGATCTTAAAGGTCATGTCCTGACGGATGGCGTAAACCAGTTGGCTCCAGTCGCCAACGATCATCTGCGCCTGGTTGGGGTCAAATGCACCGTTCATGGGGAAATACATATCCATGCCGTCCAGGCCATAGCGGGTGTTGCCCTGCATGTCGGACTTAAAGATAGGCTGGCCGGTGGTATCAACCAGGCCGCGCAGCTTGCCGCGCATCTGAATAGCAGCCATTACGCCGTTGGGGTTGAAGCCGTCCAGCTCAACCTTGGAAATCAGACCGCCCTCTCCCATGATGTCGTTATAGACATTGCTGCTTACGGGGACACCGTTACCGGCAGCAACAGCAGAGGGGACAACACCGTCACGCCAAGTGCTGGGCTTTTTGGTGCCGAACAGGATAGCGGAATCGATAACCTTACCGAAGGCCTCGGTCAGACGGGGTTTTACCTCGCCCCAGATGTCATAATCGGCATCATCGAGGGCAGCTTCGGGGATGGGGACGATTACGGCAATTTCCTCGGCGTAGAGCTTTTTGTTGGCCCACGCCATCTTGGTGGTCTGCTTGAAAGCATCACCAGCGCCGGTGTCGGTAGCCTCGCCGTTTACGAAGTAGGCGGAGGGCAGGGCATCCAGAACATTGATGGTCTGGGTTTTGCTGGACATGTTGGCCAGTCTGCGGCCCATGCGGAGAACAGCGGATTCTGCAATAGCACCCTGCATAATCTCACGGGTTACGGGCTCAGGGATAAGGCCGGAAAGTGCGGTTCTGTCGATAATGTTAGGCATTGAAATACTTCCTTTCTGTTATTTAAGTGCGCCGCGGATAAGATCATTCATAGCGGCGTTGATATTGGTGTTTTTCTGGCCGTCTCCGGCAGGAGCCGTCCAATCGAACTTTACTTTTTGTCTGCTTTCGGCAAGCTGGTCAACAGCCTGCTCAAATGTGGTTTTATCATCCACCATCTTGAGGGCCTTAAATGCGATAAACTCTGCCTCCTCGCCGGTTAGGCCCTTGGAAAGTACATATTTGTCGCGTTTCAGCTGCTCAAGCTCTGCCTGCGCTGCGGTAAGGGCGGTTTTGCTTTCTGCAAATTCCTTATCCCGCTTTGCCTGCCGTTCCTGCTCGGTTTGCTGCCCATCTTTCCAGGTACGGTAAGCGGTCAGCTCTTCCTCGCTGGGGATCCCCTTCATTGCCTTTGCCAGGCGCTTGCCGATCATGGCGTCCACTTCTTCCTGCGTGAAGGTTTTCGCGGGAGAGGGCTCCGGGTTAGTCGCCGGGTTGTTGTTGGGATTGGTATTCGGTTCGCTCATATTCTTTATCCTCCGTTTATTGTCAGGGCCGTCGCCCTGCGGTTTTACGGCTCTCGCCGTTTTGGTAAAATAAAAACCAACCGCCGAGCAGCGCTCGGTAGCTGGTTTCTTAACTAAATTATGTTAATTTTGCACGAGAAAGAGGACTATCATAAGATAGTCCCCGAAAGAAATCAGTTATAATTTACAGCACATCAATACGGTCTATTTCATCTCCCGTGTAGCCAACAACGGCTCCACCTTCGACCTCAACATCGAATTCCAGGAATTCATTCCCGTCATCGTCGATATCATAGTCATAGCCGTAAAGCTCCCCAGTAAGTACAGTACCATCCGTGGAAGTAACTTTGATTTTCTTCCCGAAATAGATTTCCGGATCCTCAATTTTCATTTCTTCCACCTCCCTGAATACGGTACGGCATGAACGCCGGTTTTGCTGTAATGAATCTTGATACTGCTTGTTTTTATTATAGCACCTTTTCGGTTTACTGTGTAGCCTATTTCTCGGCCAGCGGAGATAATTTCTGTATTTTTCCAGGCGGAGAGGTCCCGCGTCAGAATGATTTTACCGTTCCCGGCGTTTTCATCAACAATTTGCTGTAGCTCTTCCAGCGGAATAGTAATGACGCTGCGACCGGGAATCTCTGTACCGCTCATATGACGCGCCTGCTTCTCCGGGTTAATCGTCAACGGGTATTCCCCACTGCGGATGGCGGCTCTAATCGGCTCCTCCGCACCCCGTTGGAGCTTCAGCAGATTTGCAGCCTCGGTCGATTTATCATCCGGGTAAAGTACCCGCATCCTCTCCGGCTGCTCCGGCAGCCCCGCGGCCTTGCTGAATGCTTTATACTTTGCGTTTAGCCGGTTCAACCGGATATTTGTGGCAGTCGCATCCTCGGACAGCCCGGCAGCTTCATAGGCGGCTTTCTCCCGCTTTAACTTCCGGATGGTCCGCTCTACACTCCGCTGCATTTGCGTAGCCTCATAGGCCGTATAGGTTTTACCGTCAAAGGTGCACCCAAGACCATCGTCAATGTGGGCCAGCTGCTCATCCGTATAGGTGCGTTCGGAAACGCCCTCCACCCAGGCGGTTCTTATATGGCGGCAGTTTGCCCCCTCCAGCCCATCCACCGCGCCAAGGCCGCAGACGGAGTAAATACTGGGGTAAATATCACCGCCACGGGTTGAGTACACACGGCCCTGCCACGCTTTATGAGAGGACCATGGAGAAGGGCCGGGTTTATCTCGCGCCCCAGCATGGGCAGATACCTCAAAGTATGGAGTATCAAGCCATTCCGCGGACTGCTCGGTGTATTTTGCACAGATCTGCGAAACCCCAGTCATTACAGCCCTGCGGGCAGCAACATCAATCTGGTCTCGGTGCCCGCTCTCGTAGTCCACCATTTTAAGCCCGCTCTGCGCAAGCTGCCGGACCGCTGACCTTATCGCCTGGTTATAGCTGATAGCGCCGCTCTGTACCTGCATTACCGCATTATCCAGCACCCATTGGTACGCCTGCGCCGGAGGAAGCTGGGTACGCCCTGCATCCACCAGAAAGCCCATGGAAGCCGTTATGTTTCGGAAGGTATCAAGCGTCTGCGCCTTAATCGCCGCTATATCTGCTGCGCTTACAAGGGTATCTGGCTTTGTCACACCGGAAAGGGTGATAACATCGTCGTAATAAGCTTGGTTTCGGGCCACCACATCATTCAGCAGCTCGTCGATCCTTTTTTCGCTTATTCCGGTGACCTCTCGGATGGCCTTTTTGATATCTTCAATGTCAATCCCATGGGAGCGCAGAGCGATAATGTCCAGGACTGTAACCTCGTTCAGCTTATCAGCCAATTTAAGCCTACTGCATATCTCCGAAAGGAGAGTATCTTCCAGGCCGCGGAATAGTTCGGCGATTTCCTCCGGGAGAGCATCAAGGACCTCCGGCGTAAAAGGGAATCTCGGCACTGTGCGTCACCTCATTCCACCGTTGCACTCGGCTCTGTGGTAATATCCTGCATCTTCGGCAAGGCTGCTTTTGCGGTTTCCTCGTCCTCGTTAAACCAGCGCATCCGGAATTCCCAGTCGTTCATAATGCCTGCGTTCAAGAGTTGGAGATCCCGGTTGAAATCCTGCTCCTTTGATTCGATAATGGAATCGTCAAAGTCAATGCTGATTTCAACATCCTCGTCAAGGCCCTCGCCCATGGCGGTATTGCCCAAGCGAAGCAGAATCCGGCAAAGTTCCTTTAGTGCCTGCTCCAGCACGATCTCGTGCTTTTTGATGGTGCGGAACATGGTGCTATTCTCGCTGATAACCTGCGTCGCAGTGGCAACGCCGGAACCATTAAAGCGGTAATAGGTTTCCCCAAACCCGCATTTGCTGGAAAGCATATTAAGCTGGTCCTGCAGGCCGACATTAAGCTGGTCAGTTCTCAAGGGCGGAGAGATCGGTTCAATGACATTCCCCTGCTGCGTATCTTCCGGCAGGAGGAAGAACCGACGGTCTCTATCGTCAAAGGTCGGGCTGCCGTCCTCCCACTTTGTAGCAGGGACTTTTACCGCCAGAATCATGGGGCCATTCTCAAACTCGTTTACATAGCAATCATAGGCACTGTCCACCCCGCGGAGAGCGTCAACAGCATTCGCAAAGACGGAAATTCCCACCGGCAGGCGATAATCAACATTGTTGGCGATATTCGGCCGGTCGATTACAAACTGCCGCCTATCGCTCCCGGTGTGCACTACCCGCGGGATCCGCTCGAAGCCCCGCACAGCGCCCAAATCCGTTTCTGTAAGGATTCCGTTGCTGGCCTGGTAAATCCGGTTCTCAATATCGTATTTACCGTCGTCCTCGTTCTTGCGGTGGATTTGCAAATAGATGTAGCTTTTGCCGTCCCTCGTTACCATGGATGAAAAAGCACACTCCCTGATGATACCATTCTCCCAGGAGAGTGGGAAAATATTATCGATGGTAACATAGTCAATAATGATTCCATCCGCATTCCCGGGAATCGCCTCGCCGCTGTCATTGACCGCCTGGCCAGTGACCCGAGGGACATAGGCCACGGTGCCAAGCGCGGATTTCATTTCCTGCATCTCATTGGCCTTAACAGAGAAGTTGTTCTCCGAAAGAATCCGGTCGACGAACTGCTGTTCTTTTTCCCCTTCCAGCGTGATCTTGACCTTCTCGTTCATCAGGAGATTGGCCCAATCTTCGCAGACCTTTTTCCCCATGCCGAGCGTGGCCCGCCTGCATCCTACCCACTTATTCCCGTTATAGCGCTTATAGCGGTGAAAGTTCTTCACATCCCCCACATACCAGGAGCGCCAAACCTCCACCTGGTCGTAAAAGTTGGCCGGGATAGTAGCATAGTTCAGTTGATTTAACTGCTGGATTATTCCTGCATTATAACTCATGCAATAACTCCCATTCTGCGGCTCACAGGTTCCAGCGCGTACCGTGTAGCATCAATCAGGTGATTGTTTGCATCCGGGTACCCGCTGATGATATCGCCGTCTTTGTTTCTTTCGTACTCATAGCCCACAAACTCGTTATAGGCATTCGGTGTCCGCTTGCGGTCAATAACGATTGTCCGCCGCTGTAACCACTTCATTCCATATTCCACAGAGCCGGGGCCTTTTATAGCTTCCTGCGCCGGTAGCCGCATAGCGCGGAAGTCCGCCACGCTTTTAGGCTCAGCGCTGTCGCAGATTATCCTTGCATCGTTATACCCACGCTGCAGGATCCTTTGGGCGCTCTGCTCGTTTGGCAGCTTAGTTTGATATATCTCATCCAAAAGGTAGATGGTCTCCCTCGCCCTATCATAATGGAGCCGGATGAATGCAAACGGATCCGGGAACCAGCCCCAGTCCACTCCTTGGTAGATTCGGTCAAAGCCCTTGAATTCATCGTCGGTAATCTCCCGTAGCTCCAGCTTATCAAAGACATTGCCGCCGGTTCCCACGGGTATTCCAAGATACTCGTGCTGGTATGCCCTTTCATCTACCGCTTTAAGGTGCTCCGCCTCGTCAATAAATTGCTGCCCCAACCACTCCGGAGGGGCATCCAAATAGGTTGATTTATGACACAGCCTGTCAGCGCGTTCCTCCTGGCTGTCTTTGTTGGCCCAGTTATCGCGGCTAATCGGCGGGTTATAGCTTTCGAAATTCCAGAACTTGGAGCCACCGCGCATTGTGGACTGCAATATAGTACGGATTTCCGCCCGACCGGCGAACTGGTCTTTTTCCTCAAAATGCGTTACAGCGATATAGCCAAACGGGACCTTGATGGACTTGATCTTCATGGGATCATCGGCCCCACGGAACATGATCTTCTGCCCGGTAGGCTTATAAATCAGCTCCATCGGGGAAACCTTTGCTTCCCAGTACTCAGCCATTCCAAGCTCCCCTATAGCCCAGATATACTGAGCATAAACGCTATCCCGGATGGTGTTAGCCACCTTGCGCAGCACAAGCGCATGGGTGCCGGGGTTATTCACCAATAATAGCGGGACAATGATGGATATGAAGGAGGATTTCAAGGACCCTCGCCCGCCACTCTCATCGTAGTGGGTATGCCCATGGCGGAATACATCTCTAGCAACAGCGTAAAAAGCAGGCCCAATTTTCTCAGAAAGCCTAATTTCAGACATCTATAATCACCTTTACTGCCATATCTGCGCTCGGCTTTCCATCAGCTGCGGCAAGCCGCTTTGCAAGGCTGTCTGCCGCCTTTATCCTATCCGCAAGAGAAGGGTCAAGACCAAACTGGTCTCTTATTTCCCCACGCATAACAGCGGAGTAAAAACGCAGCACCTCATTAGCATCTGCGACCAGCGCCGCATCCTGTTCATCCAACCTACTTTTGATATAGGCCGAGATTTGAGGCTTCTTTAAGTTCTCCGCTCCAATAAATGGGGCCGTTTTTGGGCTGTATCCGGCCTTTCTTGCTGCATCCGATGCGTTCCCTGTCTTTATGTACTCTTCGCAGAATACCTTTTGCTTTTGCGTCAGCTTCATATCAGCCACCGCCATCCTCGTATAGTTCAGCTAAAGCCTTTACTGCATCAGCCAGCTTGTAGGTTTCAAGGATGGTTGTGTTTTTATTCCTTCCCATTATGTTCTCTGTTTGGATAAGCAAGTACTTAGTCACCATCCTTTTGCTTTTATCTGAGTATGCCTGTACTTGATTGAGCTTTATGTATATGCCTTTATGGCAAAGTGCTGTTTGCAGCTTTGCCGCAATACCGCGTAGATTTGCCATTGCTCCCCCCTGTGTCATTACCCGCCCTTACCCTCCCGGTGTCTACTATGCCGGGCTACCAAATATTGTTACCAAACAGTGGTTATCCGCTTTGTGCCTGTCTTGTTCCCGCACAGCAGGAGCGTCTGCGGCTGCTCATGGTCGCTCTCGCTGCTTGGCAATAGCATCTTCCGGGCTGCGTAGCCTCCGTACTGCTGCCATGCGGTACAGCTAACCACTACCAGCTGCTTGGTACGGATAACATTGTTGTTACTGTCCACCACGATCTTTTTGGGCTTACTGATGGTGCCTTTGTGGGTATGGCCAACAATCAGAGCGTCAATGCCCTCTATGGTGTAGCCGAAGCGCTCATTGCGGTTGACCGTTGCACCGGTGTAAATGCCACCGCCGGAGCCATGGGTAACAGCCATCGTATAGCTTGTGATAGGGATATCTCTTGTTGCCCTGCGCCCAATCTCCAGTTTGAGGAATGCTATGTCCTCGGCGTAGTAGTCCTCCATGTCCAGCTTGCACATGATATCGCCCATAATGTCTTGGTCGGTGTCCTTGGCCGTCCTCGCTTCGTGGTTACCGGATACCGCGCAGAGTATCTTATCCTTGATGGGCGTTAGCATTTCCACCATCATCTTTTTCTGCTCCCGCGGGCGGATATAATCCTCAAAGGGGCTTCCAACCGCGTTCCGGGTATTGTTGTTGATGAGATCGCCGCCAAGGATGAGATAAGCGCCCTCCCGCTCTACCCGGCGGCAGAATGCTTGCCAGCCCTCTTTATCATGTAGGATGCTGCCCAAATGCACATCAGATACCGGATATACCTTGATGGTGTCGCTCTGCGGGATTTTACGGACTATTAAATCCATAGGTATCCCCTCCTTTATGGCATAAAGAAAGAGAGCGCCTTTCGGTACTCTCTGGCTGCTTTTTGTAAGGCAGACTATTGCGAACTTGCGGCCTGCCAGCGCGGCACCTTTTTTACGAAGGTCATGTATCTTCGGCCGATGGGATAACGGGGCATCGGCACCCCGTAAAAAGGAGGTAAAACATGAAGGTGGAGCACCCGATAGGGCTTGAACCTATAACCCGCTGCTTACAAGGCAGCCGCTCTACCATTGAGCTACGGGAGCAGATTGCCGGGATTAGGGGCCCGGCTCCCCACCAGGAGGAATGTCAAGGGAATTTTGTATTTTACCACGATATAAGTATACACTATGTTAGGCGTTATTTTGTCCCGAATTTGTCCCAAGTTTTACAGCTCGGTCACACCGTATCGGCAAATAGTGTATCTCTTGATGGCCTCGTCCATCCTGCGGTACAGCTCCGACCTGCTGATGTGCAGCTCGTCACATAATCTATCGATGGCATTGTACTCACGCCGCATGACGGCCACCTCAAGTATCCTGCGCTGCTGGTCGGTCAGGATAGACAGTCCACGGTCCATCTGCCGCACTTGCCACTTAACCAGCTCATGGTTGACGGTGAGGTTGTCCCTATTGCAGATGGCGTTTATTATGCGCTCCTCGGCAGTTGAGCTGCCGCCCTGTACAGGTGTGGCATCCATTTTGGGCGACCTGATGCCCTCCATTCTGGCGGTCAGCATATCGATCTCGTCCTGCAGGCTGTCGATGGCCATGAGCTTTTCGTAATACCTGCCAAGCTCCCACTTACAGATCTTTTTGTAGTCTATCATGTGGTTCCTCCTTTCTTTCGCCGTAGGAGCAGAAATCGTCCTCGTGCATCTGCGCACAAAGTATATTCGGCTGCCCCGGTGTGCCATCTCTGTACTTGCAGTCTTTGCATCTGACTACCGGCACTGCATCAATAGTAGGGGCCTCCTCTATCGCACACAAACATTCTTCTTTTGCTTCTCTTGAATCTTCATATGGAGCGGAGATGTTATCGTATATGTTTTCAGACAATCTATCCGCATCAATCAGCCGCATCGTTGTCACCTCCGTTCTTTTTGCATGGAGAACAAAACAGTCTATCGACCCAAGACACTTTTCCGCTGCCGCCAGTAGCGCATTTTTTCGACTGGCAAGTTCTGTTCTCTTTGTGGTAATAGATGCAGTCCTTACATGGATTTCGCATCGTTGTCACCTCCGTCCTTAATGTCCATTTTTGCACCGCAGTTGGGACAGTACGGCTTCTCTTGGTTTTGAGCTATGCCACCAACCCCGTTATGTTTTCCGCAATGTGAGCAATAGCATCTACGACGATTATATGGGCCGTCAAATCGGACTATCCAAAATGCCACTTCCCGGTCAATGTATTCAGCCATTGTCAGCCTGCCTTCCTCGGGCCTATTCTCGGATAGAATAGGCCTGTTCTAATTGCGTGTTTCATATTCTCGCTTCTTGTACACCATTCAAGATTTGACGCAGAGTTATTTTGTTTGTTTCCGTCTTTGTGATTCACATCGGTTTCTTCTGGTAACGGGTCCCCAATAAAATGTTCTGCCACCAATCTATGCAAACGAAATACCGTCTTTTTGCAATGGACATTTAGCGTCACATAGCTATATCCTCTCGTATTCACCCACGGTTTTAAATTTTTGCACCGCACACTTCCGTTTACGGGGGCAACCCTACGAACATTCCCAAAACTGGACACCTGATACCACCCCTCAAACCCTTTAATATCTTTCCATACTTCGTTTTTCATCGAAAGCCCTCCTGTTCCATGCTTCGATTGCTTTTTCTTTGCTGGGCAGCCCAGATACTTTCATCTTCTTTGTGTGGAGGCCATCACCAGCCCTATATCTCCCACAACCGGCATCCCACCCAAAGTCTGCTCTATCGTAGGTATCGTACATATGGATAACGGTTGCAACTCCACCGCACTCAGGGCAGCGTTTCAATTCAGCCATTACTCTACCTCCTGCATCCAGAACTCACGACGGCAATCAGAGCATATCCGGTTTGAACAATTTCCGTATCTATCCCGGCAATCAGCAGAAATGAGTTTTGGGCATAGCATCAAGCGCCCACATTTGTCAATTTCCGCCTCTGGATACTGTTCAAGAAACACGCTCTGCCTCGTCTTGCGTGGATGTGCAGCAGACCATTCCTCGACTATAGCAATCTGAGCCGTAGCGTCCAGCGTTGACTCTTGACCAACTGCACAACATAAGTCATCCTCGCAAACATTAGAAGCGGGGCACCCTTTACATCCATCAAAAAAACTCTTGCACATCCTGTTGCGTCCCTCGATAAACTTTACTGCATCCATCACATTTCCTCCACATAGCACCAGCTTTGTGGCGGGCGCTTAATATGACCGCCATTTTCGCATGATTCACACCCAAATTCATCACACACTTTGTCTATGCAGTTTTCAAACGGGCGCGAAAACTCGCTCACCTCCTTCGGCGTGTCGTAGATTTTCAGGTCTGAGATATGCCAGCCGTAACCGACCTTTTCGCCAAGGTAGTCGCATAACTCTTCTGAGGTCAAACATGTTTCTTTGAGCCGATTGTCGAGCTGCTTCCCACTATCGTCCCAGAATCCGCAGATGTTCACACGGGCAATTGCGTCGCAGGTAAACTCGCCAACGACTTTGCCTCCGCCATAAAACTGCGGCTTTGGATAATCCGTTGCAATAAAGTCCTCGTGCGGGTACTTCGGCAGCGTGCAGTAGATATAACACTTAAACGGTGCTTCCAGCTTCGGGCGCGTTTTTCGCACCTCGATAGTCTTTTCACCGCTACAAATCTTCTCGCACCACTTCGGGCGTATACTTATCATAACGGCCTTGCTCATTTCATCCAACCTCCAGTGCCATCAGCAAATCCTTGTAGTCCAGCAGTAGCGCACATATCTGCTCCGCATCGTCATGGTCGAGGGTGACTGCCCCCTCTGCGTCAACCAACGCAGCCAGCCGGTCTATGTCCCGGATTACTTCGTAGTAGTCCTTTACGGTCATTGGCTCACCCTCCAAAATTCTCAAGATAATATTGCTTGCCGTCCTGCCAACCCTTGTAATAGGCTGCCTGCTCCCGGCGTTCCTGTTCCTCTGCGGTGATCTCCGCCTGGGCCACTTCATCCAAATGGCTCCACCTTTCGGCCGAAATAGCCGATAGAACCATTATGCAGAAAGCAGCTAAGATTATCGTAACTACCGCTGCCGCCCAGTTCCTCATAGCGAATCCCTCCTAAATCCGAAGAATGTCTTTATTTGCGGAAGGGTCTCCAGCCTGTGGCCATCTACCGTTATCAGCGCTGCGTAGCCCCGGCCTATCCAGCCATTGTGCCAAATCTCCCGTGCCTCGTAGTAGTCCACACTCTCCCGGCGCTCTGTTGTTTTGCCGCAAACCCTTATCTCGATGTCGATTTTCCCATCCCGGCGCTTTAGCCAATTCTTGGGGCGCTTATACTTACCGGATGCCGCCGCATCCTTGTAGCATTGTTTGGAGCAGTACTTTTGTCCCGGCTGGCCGAAATAGTCCTTCCCGCAGTATTCGCATTTCTTCGGCTCGGCTTTTTTCATACTGCTTTTGCGGGCCCGGATGCTGTCCATGGCCTTTTGGCACTCCTTGCAATACAGCTGTCTGGTGTTGGTGCTGCCTATCGGCCCTCCGCATCTCTTGCAGGGCCGGTTTGGGTCTCTCTTGATTCCATAGCGATACAAGATCGAGGCCACAGAGCCGTAATCAAGATCAAGAATTAAGGCAATCTCCCTGTTTGTCTTGCCCTCCCGCACCAGCTGCTCCAGGAGCTCCGGATCGTTTGAATTAGAACAGCCGATTTTGGAGTTAGGAGACGCTTTATCGTATGACATCATAACTCACCACCTTTTCATGCTCGGCCATCTCTGCGCGCATTTTTATGGCTTTGGTGACAGCGTTCCAGCGCTTAATAAATTCCTCGGCACTTTGTCCCTCAAAAAGCGGCTTCTCCCGCTCTACATCCTTCTGTCCCATCAGGGTACCTCCTTTGATAGTCCTTCTTCGCAAATATCCACTATGTGCTGGCACAGTGCTTTAGGAATTATGCTTCTTTCACGGCTATTCTTTAATCCGTACTGTGTCCCTCCAACCTCCATTTCAATCCCCTTGGCCTTCATCGCCCGAATAGTTGCAGAACGGGGAGCTCTTTCGTGGCATGGGTCACCATTCTTGCACATTGGCTTGAACTTAGGCTCCGGGTGGTTCGTCCAAATATCCGTTGGCTTCATTCGTGTATCCCCGTATTGGCAATATGTAACAGTGTACCTCGGAAAACCTTGCATCCATGACATCTTCCGCATCCCGCCCCTTGGATTTTCGATGAACCAAAACCTTGGCTTAAGGTCCTTGATTAGTTGTAATACATGCTGATCTACCATATCGCAAAATTTTGCATAGTCACTGACAGGGTCAAGGTTTCCTGTTACAGGATTTTTTCTCCGGTGATGGCTTATAGCGGCAATGCTGAATGTGGAACAGTCCGGACTTGCCCAAATCACATCCGGGCGTCCAAAACGATTCAGAATTTCATCCGTCGTGACTGTTAAGATATCTGCATAAAGATCGATGTTTTCAAAATTCTTATCCCATTCCACAGAAAACACTTGATGCCCTCTGTTTTCAAACGCTTTCCCTATACTCCGCGTTCCAGCAAACAATTCAAGTACTTTCATCCGTTACCTCCTCTATGTCAATTTCTGTTCTTGGGTTTTTGGGGTCATATGCCCCACGCAGCCGCAGCTCGACATGGTCAAAGCTATCATCTGCGATTACTCCACGGTCCACCAGCCCGTCCATCAGCATCTTGCCGTTGTAGTTGTCGGGGTCGTGCCTGTGCCTGGTTGGAAAGTAGTAGGTGATGGTCACCACCGCCTTGCCCATTGGTTTGCACTTGGGGCAGTATGCAACAAACAGCTGCAGCCAGCGCTGCTTTTCCGCTCGGTAGTCCCAGGCGTTCGCCCTACCAGCGTATTTGTTCAGCGATGGTGGGATTTCTGGGATAGTGATTTTCACGCATTCTCCTCCATCATCCGCTCCGCCAGCGCTATGTCATAGCTGGGCAGCTGCTTTACCTCTGCCATCCCTGCCAGCTTTGCCCGGATATCCGCAGGCATGGCTTGCATTTTGCGCTCGCTCTCCTGTCTTGCCCGGTAGCTGCGCATAAAGTTGGACTGCACCACGCTCTGCACTGTCCCGGTGTCCATGCTGGCCCATTCCCGCAGCTGGGAGGGGTGTCCTACCAACCGTTGTAGGTTCTCCGGCAGGGCTGCAAACTCTTTCTCGCTGTTGTAGCCGCTGTTCCGCAGGGCCTTTGCAATCAGCGCCCATGCTTCCCCCTCGGAGAGTTCCGCCGGTCTGTTGATCTCACCAATAGCGGCTATGATAGCCCCGATGTGTGGAGGGAACCCCTTGCGGTCGCTGGCAATGTGGGACTTAACCGCCGCTGCCACAAGGTTAGCCGGGTAATCTGCCAGCATTTCCGCCCACAGGTTTACCACCGCTTCGGCATCCTGCCGCTTCATGTCCCGGTAGTACGCTGGATAAGCGGCCTTGAGGATGGACATAACAGCCAGTGTTTCAGTGCGGTTCATGTTGTCCCTCCTCCTGCAGCATCTGCAAAAATACATTGTCTGTCCCACCAGCAGACTTGTCGCCTTTCAACGGGTAAACATCCTGCCAGCAGCGCTTAACGCTCTGATCGAGAATAAGTCCCTTGGTGTGGTTGTCCCCAGGTGCCAGCCGTTCCAGCTCATTCAGGATCATCTTTGCGGCACGGTCAGTGAGGGGCTTTTTGATTTTCTTGCGCATCTCACAAAAGCCGTTCCAGTTCTCCATCAAGGCTTCCGGGACATCCACACGCCCCCTTGGGGGGGTAGGGGGGGTATTATTCCCGGAGGGAATATTTTCTTTGTCTTTGTCATTGTCTTTGTCTTTGTCTTGGCTTTTCTGGGTTTTTGAAAAACCCGCTGGGTTTTTTGGGTTACCTTGGGTTTTCTTCGGCCTACCGCCCTTGGAACCGTTTTCCCTGCTTGTTTTGGCTCTTCCTTCGCATTCAGCAGCCATCCGGTCTATTTGCAACTTTGCTACCGGCCATATAAAACGCTCGTTTCCCCGGAAATCGGGGGCTGCGCCCGTCTCTGCATATTTCAGCATAGCCGTGAACAGCCGCCCTCTCTCCGCATCTCCGAGTTCCTCCATGGCATCTGCAAAGTCTGTAAAGACTTTAAGGTACTTCATGGGTTGTCCTCCTGTCGCTTTTTACTGGGAAGCGTAACCCTTAATTAAAAGGGAGGTCGTTAGGGGCGCCCTCGACTTCTTCAAATCCGCCCTGCTCGCTCTCTGCGGGCTTTTCCTCTGCCTTTCCGGTATATTTGCTGCCACCGAAAAGAGCTTCCTCTGCGATGATTTCTGTGGCTGTGCGCTTATTGCCGTTCTTGTCCTCGTAGTTGCGTACTTCGATGCGCCCCACAATGGTGATAAGATCGCCCTTGCCAAACCACTGGTTTACGAATTCGGCGGTCTTGCCCCATGCTACGATGGGTACGAAGTCAGTCTTTTCCCGGTCACGGCTGCGGTCTACGGCGATAGTAAAGCTGCAAACGCTCTTGCCGCTGTTGGTCTGCTTCAGTTCGGGGGCCTTGGTCAGCCGCCCATTAAGTATCGCTTTGTTCAGCATTCTGTTTCCTCCAAATAGTTCGTGTAAAATTCCTCCCGGAACATCGGGATCGTGAAATCGTAGTTGTCGATACAAGCTTGCTCGCCCAGCCGGTGCAGCCAGTCCATCACCTCTGCACAGCTGTGTGCGTGTGTCAGGTGGCACGGCGTGTGGCACAGGGAAACCCAAAGGCCCATGCGCTTGCTTTTGCTCCGCATGGCGTTGCCGAAGATTTCGTGTCGGTCGAGCTTTACGCCTGACCTCTGGCACAAAAAGCACTTTGATGTGTCGGCCTGTACGATGCTCGGAGCGTAACCGTTTCGGTCAAGCTCTACGCCCCATTCGTTTTTCATTTGCCCCATTCCTCCTTCAGCAAGGCAAGCTCGGCCGGTGTGGCAACATCTATCCCTTGCTCTTTGCAGTCTGCGATGACGGCATCCAGCAGCCGGGACATCTGTTTGGTGTTGTAGGTGCTGCTGCCGTAGTACAGCCGGATCACCAGATGGTCACCGTCTGGCTCGTAGTCTACCTGTTCCGTTACCCAGCCAGTACCGAGCATTTCCCACGCTGTCCGGACGGTCTTGGCGGCTTCCGGCTCGATATTGTGCACATCCTTCCAGATGCCGACCTCCTTAATGTACTTCCGGTACAGTTCCTCCTTAGTCAGCGGGGCCGCCTGGGTGGAGAGGGTAAAGGCCAGATCATCAAGGAGTGCCCACAGGTACGAGTTGGCCGAAAGGCTCCTGCGCTCGTGGTGCTCCTTTAGTTCGGCGGCGTACATCTTGCCGGGCTTCATCTCATCAAGGAAAGCCTGGGCGGCTGCGGCATCTTTGGTATACAGGGTGATGCCGTAGCCGTTCCGGTCTCTTGTCCAGCCGGCATAATCAAACCGGAGCCTTGTTTTCATTCTTCTCGGCCTCCTTTTCGGCGGCAAAGGCTTTCTTCTGGCAGTTCGGGCACAGCTTGCGGCCGAACCGCTGGACGCTGTAGGCGACGATCTCGCTTACAGGCCAATACTCCCCGTTGCGCTTGTTGATACCGGTGATCTGCTGCCCGCAGTCGATGCAATACTCGGTAGGCTCCGGTTCTCTTTCTGCACCCTCCGGCAAGTCCTCGCCAGCGTAGATATACAGGCCGAGGCCGTGTCTGGCACAGGCTTTGGTCAGCGACCGTTGGATGGCCTTGTTGACATCGAAGGATGTTACCTTGCTCTGCGGGATAGACTGGTTTTTGTTGTCCATAACAGGCAGGTACTCAATATGCTCGATGCCGTTGACGGTTACGCCAGTCTTAACCCAACAGCTCTGGCCATCGGTGTGATAAAACCATCCTGCCTCGTTCTCGTAGATGGTGTAGGTCGCATCCGGGTGCAGCTTCTTGATTTCTCCCCAGGCCCATGCCCAGGAAAGGTATGTAAGGCCATTCTTCTTCTCTGTCTTGTCAGAGCAGTTGATGCTGTTCAATTCTCGAAAGTAGTTCTCCATAGCTCCTCCTTAATATCTGTCTGGTTCTTCATCAAAATACCTGTCAGCATCCGCATCGCTGGCGTCAAACCGCTTAACACAGTTTTCGCAGCCAATGACCATTCCGTCCTTAATGTAAATTGTCTCGTTGATCTCGCAGCCGCACTCCGGGCAGATGTGCTGCTTATCATCGTAGTTATCCACCCAGCTCGGGATGGGCCTATCCGGGATATCGTATGGGTTCATGCTTCCACGACCTCCCCATTTTCCAGTTTGTAAAATACCCCGGGTTTTATGGTCTCACCATCTACCTTTACAGCTCGCACCTCTTTAATGGGGTAAGTATCACCGTTCCAGCCGCCCCTATCGGTTAGGACGAGCCAGCATCCAATGGCGCCGGATGCCTTACTATTAACTCCGGTGACGATTGCAATAGACTCCTTTCCATCAACGGTGGCTGCGCTATAGTTGCCGGTGTTGGTGGCTGCGCTACAGTCGCCGGTGTTGGCGGCTGCGCTCCAGTCGCCGGTGTTGGTGGCTGCGCTACGGTTGCCGGTGTGATTTTTGCTGCTCTCTGCTTTTTCTTTTATGTACTCAACCGCAGCTTTTACGATGCCTGCAATCCCGATCTCCGCCCGGAGCTTTATTTTCGTTCCGGCTCGCTTGCTGTCGCCTTCTGCTTCTTCGGCCGTCACGCCATCGAGGTCAGCCACGAAAAACCGACTTTCGGCCGGGGCGTAATGGGCGAACACATCCAGCGGGTACTCGCATCCATGGAAACCTTTGTCGCACAGTTTCGCTTCCTCCTCCACATATTCTTTGCCAAGATCGAATTGGAAGCCCCGGCACTTCATATCCTTATCGGTTCCCTTGTAGACGATCACTTGACATCCCTCCCCTTATCGTGTATAGTTGTGGTGGTGGTTGGGTCTCCGTCTCTGACGGGGGCCTTTCTTTTTTTGTACTCCTCCTGCTGGCGGCGGATACAGCGCAGAACCCATGCTGTGAAGTTGCAGTAACCCATTTCGATAAGCTGCTGACGGAACTCCGCCATATTCACATAACCCAAAGGAATACGCACAGACAGCTTATAGTTTGCTTCCAGCTTCCTGCCGGGCTTGTCCGCTATCAGCGCTTCCGCTTCGGCAGTACGCCGGATGCCATAATACTCCGGCCGTTTGCACATACTGTCCAGCGGCTTGGTGTAACCGGGGAACTTCTCCCGGATAACTGCTATCCTCTCGTTCTGCTCCATAGCCTTACCTCACCAGCAGCAGAAGCGCCGCTGCTGCGAAGATGGCTCCCATTCCGAGGACTACGGCCAAGGCTTCCTGCAGCCACTCCTTTTTACTCATCTTCCTGTACCTCCTTTTGCGGAAGCTCCGGTAGGAATGCCCACCACTGGACTTCGATAGCGGTCTCCACATAATCTCCGGTTACATTGAACATCTGGTACTTTACACTGAACGGCAGGGAGGCGTATCTTCCCTGCATTGTCTGGCACAGGTAATGCCCGTCCTTATTGGGTACGATCTCATCCGAGTTAAACCACCGGATAAAGGTGTTGGTTGTTGCTTCCATGTTGTTCCTCCTTCTCTTTTTCGAGGTTCGCTTCCCATTCCAGAAAACCGGCCATATTGGCAGGGTCGGAATAGAAGCGCTCCATTGCTTCCATCAGCCAGGCACAAAGGAAATCCCTTTTGCTCTGCGGCATTTTGGAAATATTTATGGTCCCTACCGTTATTACCTTCATTGGTTGTTCCCTAGGCATATGCTCCTCCTTTAGCATATATAGTGCAGGAACATTTATTCTCCACTATATATTGAAAATCGACGCGAAATGTTGTATAATACTAATGAACTATGTACCAATCCAGTTCAGATTGGAGGTGATAAGATGACAAAAGAGGTATCCAAGCGGCTCGCCATGGATCTTGTGATCGAGATGTGCAAAACAAACCCCACCATTGCCCCTTGCGAAAACACAGCGGTTCAAGTTGCAGATTTTATTAAAAAACTCGTAGAAGAATTAGAAACTGTCTAACTGCAATCGCAACCATTTCCTTGAACTTCTCGGCCAGTAGTTCCAGCTGCTGGCCGAGAAGCTCCACTCTTTTCTGCGGCATCATTCGTCCTCCCCTGCTCCTGCCAACAAATCCCCCGCCGGGACCTGTAGCGCATTTGCCAGTTGGATTATATCCGGCGGCCGCATGATCTTGCGGTGATGCATCATATCTGTAAGCTGCTGCGGAGTGTACCCGGCTGTTACCGCGAATTTGTACCCGGTAAGGCCCCGTTCTTTCAAAAGCCGCTTTAGGTTCTCCGCTGCTGGTGTGTTATAGCCCATTGTTCTCACTCCCTTTTTCTAAGCCTTCCGCTCCCGTCATTGCTGTCGCTACCATCTTATGGTAGAATACATCTTGAAAGGAGGTGACAATATGAACAAGCTGCCGTCTTTCCAAGACTTTGTGTCTCAGTTCAATTTCAATTCGTTTATGTACGACTTGGGGAAAGCTTCGCCAGATTTCCTAAAGCATCCATCTGACCTTTTCACGCAGGAGCAATACGAATTTCTGATGTCGTCCTGCTCGGCAATGACTATTGCTTTTCTTCGCCGATACCACGAATGGCTGTCTGAGCAGCTTTAATCATCGTGTCAAGCGGTGTTTTGTCAGCTCTGCGCTTTCCTTTCTTCTCCTCTACCCCGTTTGGCGGAAAAAATACCCTAATTTCTTCCACAGGGATAAATAATGTGTCGCAAACCTTATAGGCTTCCTCCAGCGTCCACTGGGTTTTGCAAATCATCCTATCGCTGATCTGCTGTCGGCTCAGCCCGATGCGCCTTCCGAGACTCGTCTGATCATGGCCAAGCTCCAGCATCAACGCCCGCAGCCTACGGTATGTATCAACTTTTTTTGACATTTTCCCACTCCTTCCTATTTCTTTTTCAAACCTTCTCCCGCTCCGCCTCGCGTGGTATAATGTAATAAAATAGCTATCATGCCATGGGAGGACTTTATATGCCAACATTTATTCCATCTGACCCAAAAGATCGGCTTAGAACAATGGCAGAACTTAATGACTGGGAACAAACCATTAAAAAAGCGAAAGAAAGCGAAAAACGCGAGAACCGTCGATTTATTATCACCACAGTTCTTTCTGGCATTGCTGCACTCGCCGCTGTAGCTGGGGTGATAATTCAGCTTGCTTAAGCGCTATCAATGTGTCCAACTTACCTGATATTTCCTTTAGCCCAAAAGCCAAGTCGTTGATTTGGCTTTTAATTGTTATGCTGTCATGTACCAGCTTGTCCAAATAGGCATCATATGATTTCATGCCATCCCTCCTTTCTTTTCGTGAATTTAATTCACTTTACCGTCAAAAAAAATATCATTGACCTTATCAAGCGACAGCGACAGAATTTGAGAAAGTAACTTTATTTCGCTGTTTTTGAACTCGGTTTTCCCCGTTGCCTTATTATATAGGGACTGTTCCGAGATACCAAGCAGCTTCGCAATCTCTCGATTGCTGATTCCAACATATGCGACAGCCTCTCTAAATTTCGAGTAATTCATTTCATCACCCCCTTTTTAGTGAATTAAATTCACCATCCTTATAATAGCACTTATGTGAATATGTGTCAACAGTTTTTTATAAGTTTATCAAATAATGTTGACACTCATTCACCTTTATGATATTGTAACAGCAAGGAGCTGATATTATGGAAACTTTTGAAAACATTAAATATCTTCGCGAAAAAAGAGGTTTTTCTCAGGAAGAGCTTGCAACAATGGTAGGCTACAAAGATAGATCCTCTATTGCAAAAATCGAAGCTGGGTTAGTGGATCTTTCCCAATCCAAAATAGCGGCATTCGCTGATGCCCTCGGGGTCACACCAGCACAACTGATGTGCATAGAATCCACTGATGGCGAGCCGTCACCCACCAAGAAAAGATTTAATGCGTTTGCTGAGTCTCTTTCTGATGAGCAGATGGAGAAGGTGATGCAGATAGCAAAGATCGCACTTGATCGATAAACCATTTGTATTGTTCTGGTGTCATTCTTTCAACGGCCTGTTTCAACTCTTCTCTCCGGTTCATTATGTCCCCTCCCCTTTGTCAAATCTGCGTTTCCAATGTTTTCTATGATTTGATTATAACTCATAAAACTGTAAAATTCTACCGACAAATTTAACATTTATTCTGCCAAATCTGTCCTATTTACATGACAAATCTGTCCGGCTTCCAAAGAATGGTGAATGAATTTGTATATTGTGCTTGAAAAAAGAGATTGCCAGGGTTATCTTGGAGATTTAGAACATATGTTCTTTACAAATATAATAGTACACCACAGGGTGTCCAATAAAAAGGACTTATACTGTTTAGCAAACTAAAAGAAAATTTGATAACGCAGGTGGTGAAAATATGGTTTACAATGTTTACTGTGATGAGACTTGTCATCTTGAGCATGATGAAAGTAATGTTATGGTTTTAGGCGCTGTTTGGTGTCCACAATCGAAACTTAGGGAGATCAATGAGCGAATTCGCCAAATTAAAAAAAGAAATTCCGTTTCTGAAGTTATGGAAATGAAATGGACAAAAATCAGTCCAGCAAAAATTGATTTATATAAGGATTTGGTCAATTACTTTTTTGACGATGATGATTTGCATTTTAGAGGTGTTATCATCCCCGATAAGAAAAAGCTAAATCACGAACGCTATCATCAAACACACGATACCTGGTATTATAAGATGTATTTTGATATGCTTAAGGTCATATTCTCCCCAAGCGATATCTATGAGGTTTATATTGACATTAAAGATACCAATTCGGATCGAAAGGCAAAAGAACTGAAAGAAATATGCTGTAATTCCATGTACGACTTTTCGCAAAAAGTGATCCGGCGCCTACAACCCATACGATCTGACGAAGTTCAAATTATGCAGATGGTTGATGTTATTATAGGGGCCATATGCTATGAAAATCGTGTTTTCCCTGAGGGATTTGCCCGAAGTAGTGCGAAACAGGAAGTAATTGACTTGATAAAAGAGCGTTCTGGCTATACGCTGAAAAAAACGACTCTATTGCGTGAAGAAAAAATAAACCTGCTTTCGTGGGAAGCGGGAGGGGTAGTATGACGAGAGAGAATTGCTGGCTTCCCAAATTGGAACTTTTTGATACCTATAATAATGATTTCCCCAACTATCAATCGGCATTATACGAAATTTTTCAAAACGATTTTATAAAGACCCACCCTTTATTTGAAGAAAAGCAGGTAAATATTCGTAGGCATCCCATTAAATATGGAAAAGAAGAGGCGTTTTTTCATGTGACCTGTCAAGATTATCTGAAGCAGGGAGAACGAACCCCAGATTTTAGAAGGTGCGAGAGGATAAGGTGGGTTCGCGCGTTTATTGAGAATTATAACTGTGATAAAACACAATGCGAAGAATGCGAGGGAATAAAAGTCTGGAGCGAACCATATCGAAATACAACCAGGGTACATATGCTACTCGAAGAAGAGCTCTATATGGTTGTTGTGGAGCGCAGAGAAACATACTGTTTGTTGATTACAGCTTTTTACCTCGATCATGAACATTCGTTAACGAAAAAACTCCAACATTATGAACGGTACAAGGTGTAAAGGCAATCCGCTGGGAACAATTAGTATATGCTGGAAGCAAAAATACATTGACATACTCCGGGAAACCGCATATACTGATAGTAGCTCATCTGCCATGTGTAGAAGGAGTTCCTGAAGGCGTCTTGCTTTGCAAGGCGTCTTTTGCTATTGATAGCACAAATAGTTAATAGGAGAAAACAATGGCAAAGAAAAGATACGACCTGCGACCGGTGCATACTGTCTGCATCTATGCACGGTACTCCCCCGGCAGCAGGCAAACCGATCAATCTATAGAGGGACAGCTCCGGGTTTGCCAGGAATACGCGGAGCAGCACGATTACCGAATCATTCAGACTTATACAGATAAGCACAAGACCGGCACCAACGATGACCGAGAAGCGTTCCGGCAGATGATAAAGGACAGCGAAAAGGGGCTGTTTGATGCCGTCCTTGTGTGGAAAAGCGACCGCTTCGGCCGCAACATGGAGGACATGGTGCTGAACGAAATGCGGATAAAACGCAATGGCGTGTCGCTGATCTCCTGCACCGAGCCCGTAGCGGATGGCCCTTTAGGCGGAATGCAAAAGGCAATGCTAATGGGTATGGCCGAGTTCTATTCCGCAACGAACGCCGAGAATGTACGCCGTGGCCTGATGGAGAGCGCCCGGAAGTGCCAGATCACCAGCGGAGCAATTCCTTTTGGGTACAAAGCTGGCGAGGACAAACGCTTTTACACCGACCCGATCAACGCAGCTGCCGTCTTGGAGATATTTCAGCGCTACGATGGTGGTGAACTGCTAATGCATATCATGGACGACCTGAACAAAAAGGGAATCAGATCCCACAAGGGAAAGCCCCTCACTCGCTCATCCATGTATTCCATCCTGCGCAACGAAAGGTACACCGGGGTATACATATACGCCGATATCAGGGTAGAGGGCGGAATGCCACAGATCGTCCCGAAAGACTTATACGAAAGGGTGCAAATTAAATTGGGAAAGAATAAGCACGCACCGGCAAGAGCAAAAGCTGCCGAACCGTTCATCCTTACCACAAAGTGCTTCTGCGGCCAATGCGGCGGCCCGATGGCAGGAGAGAGCGGAACCAGCAAGACCGGGGCAAAGCATTATTACTATGGTTGCGTCCATCACAAGAACAGCCGGGATAAAAGCAAAGCCTGCCCGAAGAAGCCGGTAAGGAAAGACTTTTTGGAACGGCTCGTGATCGATACAACCCTCGATGTGGCACTGCGCAAAGAAAATATCCAGTCAATCGCCGCAGACCTTTGTGCATGGCAGCAAAGGCAGAAAGATACAGCGATCCTGGACGGGTTAAAATCGCGCAGGAGAGAGTGTGAGAAAGCAATCGGTAATCTTGTCGCCGCACTCGAAGCAGGCGCTGCATCCCCCACCATTGCGGCGAGAGTAAGAGATCGAGAGGAAGAACTGGAGAACATCAAGTTTGCCATTGCAGAGCAGGAACTGGTGCAGGAGAAATTTGACGGAAAAAAGATCATGTACTTCCTCTCAAAGGTCCCCGAAGGTGACCGGGCAGATATAAATTATATGCAGCGCATAGTAGATACCTTCATTAACTCTGTATTTATTTACGAAGATCGAGTCGTCATTTGCTACAACTTTGATGGAGACGGCAGCAAGATCACCGTAAATGATGTAGACAAAGCCATGCAGGAAGCCGAAGAAAGAGAAAATCGCCAGATAACACAAGAAGCCCCCGGGCAGGGGGGCTCCTGTGTTGAATCTGACGATTCCAAGTGTTCGCCTTATGGCGGTATGGTGCACCATCAGGGACTCGAACCCGGGGCCCGCTGATTAAGAGTCAGCTGCTCTACCAACTGAGCTAATGGTGCATATGAAGTTATAAACACACCCTGAAAATTGAACAACGAAAGTGCGGAACAAAGATCTGCTTGCTTG